TGCGAGCTAGGCGGGCTGTGCTACCTGTTGTGGCGCGGGTGTGCTGGGCTCCCGGACTTGTACCTCTCGAAACTGGCCGTCGAGGTCCAATGTGTACCAAGTGTTGGGCTTGATCCCGTTCTCGCCAACCTTGCTTGAGCGAATATGCAGGATTGCGTCATTTGGTCCACGCGCCACCAAAACGATCGCCCCGTGCTCGCCTGCCATCGCCCGGCCCATGTCGCCCAAGGCGACCGCTACCGAATGCTCGCCCAAGGCGGACGCTATGGATTTGATGTCCATGGCGCAAGCGTTGGAGTTGGCTCCCTCTGTCGCAGCCCAAGAGCGAACGCCAGCGACAGCGGCGTGCGACATGGCACATGAGCTGGATGCCAGGGAGTGGTTGTCGGCGGCAAAGGCAAAGGCTGCAAGCCCTGTGGTTTTCGCGATGGAGTAGTCCGCCAACGTGATTGCGTGGGAGGCTTGTGCCGTGGTGCAAACCTCGGTGTTCGACTCTTTCGCAACAGCCGAAACGCGGGCATGGTTGAAGTTTTTTGTGATTGTTTTTTGAATCGTGGGCAAGTTGAACATGGGTTTTCCTTTGTGTTCCCCGCTTAGGGTAGCCTGGTTTAGTCTTGCTTGGCGCTGCCGCGCCGTGGGTTGCGCAGCCAATAGGCGACTTCGTTGAGGTCTTCAATGGCGGCGTCGATCAGGTTGGCGACCCCTTCGCGGTACGCCTGTAGGCTGGGGTTTTGCTCGTGCTCCAAGCTGGGCGGTGGTCCCGCCTCTTGTCCGGGGTCGAGAAACCGGGATGCGATTTCGAGCTTTGCGATGCAGTCCTTCAAATCCTCAAAGCTGGAGCTTTCGCTGCCGTCCTTGTTGACCAGGCGCTCTCCCGCAGCCGCAGCCAGCCTAAAATCCCGGTACGCCTGCACCGCTGCGGTGTAGTCTCCCGTGGCGCGCAGCGTGTCTTGCATGGCCTCGAGCGCCAAGTCTCGCTCCAGTGCGGTATCGAAATCCCTGATGAGATCGTGGCGCTCAAAGAGGACGTGAGGTGGCACATCTTCTTTGCGCCGCAGAGCGCTTGAGATTGACTCCCGGTGGTGACGCCAGGCTTGCGAGTCAAGGTGACACAGCTTGCCATCGTTCAGAGCATCGACTACATCGACATATTGCATCTTCCAAGGCTCCAGTCCAAGGTTGACTTTTTCGCCGCCGAAGTCGTCTACGTCGCCCCGCATCAGGTAGCCGACCGTTGCGATCTGGGCCTTTTGCACGATCTCGCGCAAGCCCGGCACCTCTTGGTAGTACACGTTAGCGCTGCCCTTGACCTGCGTTGGAACCACGTAGGCATTGACCCCCAAGTTCATCAGCGACACCTCGGATGGCGTGAGGCCAGGGTGGTTCTTGATCACCAGATCTGTTTGCACCTGCCGATCAAGGGCCATAATGACCCTTGACACGGTAGCGGGGTGAATGGAATCATCAATGTCTCCCAAATGGGCCAGCAAGGTCTTGATGGACCGCCCGGTTTCAATGGCTGCCCAGAGGGCGGGGTTGGTTGTTTTGTGGTTCATGGGTTTTCCTTTGTTTGGTTTTTGCGGTTCAAGTGATGGTGAATCACTTGAAAAAACCCGCTCAACCAATGGTGGTTGAGCGGGTTGGCTATGGGTATTGGGCTTTCAGGCGGTGGGGCTGATGATGCGGTAGGCGATGATGTCTTCGTCGCAGGGGGCGAGGTCATCTTCGATGCCGATGCGCCACAGACCTTGGTACGTGCACCAGCTATTCAATGCGGGGCCTTCATGCTCATTGCCGTTTCGGAAACGAACCCGCACCATCGTGCCAGCCGGAACCGGGCAATCGCCGCCGTACCATTGAATCCAGCCATCGCCTGATTCAGCGGGCTTTGGTGCATCCACCGCCTCTTTTCCCATCTCCAGCTCAATCAGTAGGTCGATGTAATGCTTGGCCTTTTCGAGATCTGCCACTCCGCCTTTTTGTTTCCAGCGTGTGACGTACTTGATGACATTGCCCTCCATGTACCCGATGCCGTTTGCGTGGATGTATTCCACTGGCTGGATGGCAAGGTTTTTGTAATGGCTTCCGCCGCTTTGCTTGGTCAGTGCGCTCATGTGTCTTTCTCCGTTTGATGTTGAAAAATCCCGGTGCCCGTTTCTCCCAGCCGCACCCGCAGGGCGTTTGTTGCTTTGTCAAGCAGGCGTCGTGCTTCAGCGCGGCTGCTCATGGAGTTGACTTCGCAGAGCTTGGCACCGCAGATGTCTTCTAGAACCTGCCGCAACAGGGCTTCGTCAGCTTGTTGCTGCTGGTGCAGTTCGCACATTACCTCGAGGACGGCAACTTCATGCTTGAGCAGCACGGCCTTGATTAAGTCCATCCGCGTCTCGATCATCGCCAGTGCTGCGGCATTGATCTTGCCCAGCTCGGTCTTGGCTTTCTCAATGGCCTCGATGTGGTGTTTGGATAGGGTCTTCATTTCAGTCGCTCCTTGAGTGGCTAGGTCGATGATTGATTTCATAGGTTGCTCACCGATGCCAACATGGCAGCTTTGGCCTCTTTGATGCCGATTGCACGACCACTAGCTCGGGCCAAATTCATGGCGCTGCAGACGGCGAGGGCTTGTCTGAACTCTGGAAAAGGTAGGCTTAGGACAGTGACGCCATCGCATTTGAATATGGCGTGACCCTCTTCAGAGTTTTCTGAATCTGTCCAGCTAAACTCAATTGGCTTCATTTCATACTCCTTCCAATCTCAGCCGCAGCGCGGACGATGGCACGGCGGGTGGCGGCGGCAAGGTCTGGGCCAACGACTTGCTCTGTGGGATTGATGTGCGAAAAGAATCCAGCGTCAGCAAATCCGCGACCATCGTGTATCTTGCTGATTGACAAGGTGAAGTGGGTGCCAGGGGCGGATTCCGCGAGTTTCACCGCCAGCCGCAGTGCATCGCCGTCGTTGGTGAGGGGATTCCAGACGCCCCAATAGTCTTTGCAGCGGCTGTCGCTGTATGCAGTCCCGTCCGGGTGCCAGCGCAGTTCGATGCCCGCCGCCTTCGCAGCCAGTTCAAGGTATTCGCGGTCAGTCATGTCTGTTCTCCGATGCCGTTCTTGCGCTCGGCTTCATACTCATGAAATGCTTGTTCGATCTGCCACGGGCAGTCACCGTTTTGGATCGCTTGCTCCACAGCGAACAACACACCAAAGGCGCTCGGCTCCACCGGCCATTGCGGGCGATGGTGATCACGCCTTCTATGCCGGGGTCGGTTCTGCGGATTGGCTTTGCCTGCGCCGGGCAGTCCCGGCCTTGGTTGCACCCGTGGTTGCAGCAGTACTCATCACACATTGGCCGCCTCCTGCTCTGCCAGCGCCAGCGCGTGCTCGCTGATGGCGCGGCAAATGGCCGGGAAGTCGCAGGCGCGGTACAGGCGTGCGGCTTTGTCCGTGGCCACAGGCTCAACCCCGAGTTGCGACAGACCGGCCACGGTGACAGATATGAGCGCAAGGCGGGCATTGATGGCACCAAGGGTCAGGCGCTCGCCGTCATCGGCAGGGCCGGGCGTGGTGGGCGCGGCGACAACGGGCGCAGGCGGGGCTTTGGGCGGCGTGTAGGCGGCTTCGGCGCGCGCAAGAGCGGCTGCGGCTTCTGCTGCTTGGGTGGCGATGCGCTCGCGTGTGATCTGGGCTTCGGCCTGGGCAATCTCAGCATCAATCCGCGCCCGTTCGGCGGCGGCGGCTGCGCGGGCTTCGGCTTCGGCTTGCGCGATGATGCGCTCGCGCTCGCGCTGGGCTTCGGCCTCGGCCCGTGCCTTGGCCTGGGTGGCTTCGCGCTCCAGTCGTGCGGCTTCTTCGGCCCGGATGCGCTCGCGCTGGGCCTCTTGCTTGGCTTTTTCTGCCGCTTGCCGCTGGGCGATGATGGCGGCCAGATCGTCGGGGGCTTTGAGCACTAGGACAGCGTCGTCGAAAAACTCCAAGCCAGATGCTGCCAGAGTCTTGACGTTGGCCATGATCCGCGTGGCCACTTCGTTCGCCGCAATCTTGGCGCGGGCCAACTCGGTATCGACGGCGTTGCGCAGGCTGTCGAGGGTTTTAAGGCCCGACGCTACGCCGGCAAAATCGGCGGGAATTTGGGGCATGTAGTTGCCCGGCATGGCTGAGTTCAGGTCGCTCAGGTGCTTTGCAAATGCCTGCTTGCCGGCCTCGATGATTTCGGCCTTGATCGCGGCTTTGCGTGCAGTCACGAGCTTTTCGCGGTGCAGGCGTGTGGTGCGGGCCAGCGCCTTGAGCTCGGCCACCAAGCGGCGCATGGTTTCCACGTCGGCCATTTGGGCCAGCGCGTTATCCTCGGCGGCATCGAGCCGTTCCTCGGCCTGCTTCAATGCCTTGCAGGCTTTGTCGGTGAAGGCAAAATCTTCGTCGGTTGCCGGAACCTCGGGGATGCGTGCGATGAACTCGCGCAGGGCGGCGCCCCATTCGGGCAGGTTGGAAAGCACGGCAAGCTGGCCGGATACCTGCACGCGCACGGCGGGCAGGGTTTCGACGGGCGCAGCCATGACGGGCTCGGGCTTGGCGCTGGGCACGTAGGTGGCCAGGTCGGCCTCCAGTTGCGCCCAGGCGGCCACGATGCGAGCGCGCAATGCTGCGTCAGGCGTGTACCAGCAGTGGCGTTCTTCCACCAGTTTATCGTCATTCCACTTGCTGGCCATGAACAGGATGCGCTCGCAGCCCGATACCATGGCCTGGTGCTCCATCTGAATCAGATAGTGCTCAGGCAGGAAGTCGTTTGCGTTCCCGCCTTGCTGGCGGATCGCTTCGCGCAGGCCCTCGTTGAGCGTCTTGTGTTCAAACGCCACGTCCTCCAGCATGGTCAGGCCGTCAAAGCTGGCGGAGTAGCGGCCATTCACACCCGTTACCGGGTACAGATCTTCCCCGATGATTTCCTCAGCCAGCGGTCGGGCCAGGGCCTCAAAGCGGTGGCCATCATCAAACCGGCGTTGAGTTACCGGGTCCACCTCGGGGCTGATGCCGGTGTGCAGCCAGTGCAGCAACTCGGTGCGGGTCATGTAGGGGCTGCACCCCATGGCGGCTGGCGCGTCGCTGGCGTTCCAGTGCTGGGCGCGGTGGGCGTGCCATTCAGGCGTTCCCTGGATGAGTTTGACGATTTTCATGTGGTTTACTCCATGTCCTTGATGAATTGATCGACTTCCGATTCGGGCTCGCTGGCCGGCACGTCGATGACGCCAAGGCCGGCGATGATGCGGCGCTGTTCGTCGGACAGGCGGGCCTTGCTGGAGAGCATGGCTTCGATGCTGGCTGGGGTTTGCTGGCCGCTTTCGACCAGTGCACGCCACTTGGGCAAGTTGGCTTCGAATCGGTCTTGTGGGTAGAGGCCGATTTCGGCGCGGGCTGGCTTGGGGGAAGTGGGGCGGATTTCGCCGGTTGACGGGTCAATCTGCTTTGGCTCGCCAGCCGCAGGGGGCAGGTCTTGAGCTTCTTCGCTGACCATCATGCCGCCAAGCGCAGCCGGGTAAACGGCCCGGATGCCCTCGGCAATACAGCGGGCGCGCAGCATTGCGCGGGGGTAGTTTTTCCAGTTGTCTTTGGCTGTTAGTCCTGCTTTTTTGGCCTGCTCGAATGTCCATTCGATGCGCAGTTTGCCTCCAGATTTGTGCGCAAACGTGGCATCGGCAATGACGTCGGACAGTTCGTGCCATTCGACTGTTCCGCCCATTTGCTGAAAGCGGGCAAGCACGCTGTGGGTTTTGCGGGCGGCCCGGCCCTGAATAATGTCGTAATCTTGCGTGATGGTGGCCGGGTGCTGGCCTTCGGCTTGCGCCACCAACATGAGGGCAAGGGCCTGATCGGCGGTTTTCATGCCGAACAAGCCGGATTTGGCGATGGCTTGGGCCATGCCTTGCACGTCTTGGAATGGGATTAGGGCGGTCATTTGGCTTCTCCTGCTGGTGTGGTGTAGGTGTGCTGCTCTAGGTCGGCGGTGCCGGTGGCCGGCAGCGCCGACCTAGAGCAGCACACCTACACCACACCAGCAG